AAGAAAAAAAAAATATAGGAAAACACACAAAGATCCTAAAGCGGAATGTCAATTATGTCACAAAATTATTATTAAAAGAACCATGAGTAGACATAATAAATATTTTTGTAGTAAAATTTAATTTTATGTGCATCCTATATAAGAAAATAAAAATATATATTATTATTATATAAGCTAATAATAATATGAAGTATAAAACAATTTCAAAAAAAATTATTGATAAAGATGTAGTATTAGCTAAACAAGGTAAAAAATATTTTATTTATGATAAAACTATAAAAGGCTATAATAGAGAATATATAAATAAGAAAACTTATGACAAACTTTTAAAAATGACTAAAATATTATACTATCAAAAACAATATGAAAATTTCGAACAAGAATTAAGAGATAATCGTATTATGAGTACAAGAAACAGATTTTTAATTGAACAAGCCCCAATACCAGAGGACGTACAAGATGATTTTTATGAATTAAAAGAATATCCATTAATAAAGTGGTTAAATCTTGGAGACAAAAAAGATGAAGAACGAACAATTTTATATTTATTAGATAAGATGAAAACTGTAGCGTTAAAGCCTAAAATTGTTTATAATTTAAATCTTAAAATTAGATTAGCAATTCATATAAAAGAATCTGAAAAAGAACAAACGGATAACAAAGACATAATAAAAGGTGACGTTTTATATACCATGACTAGAGAGGTTATTGTAATTGATAGAAGTACTAAAATTGATGAGGGCTTTTATATAAATCAAATACAAAACAAGATAACCGAATTCTCATCAGATATGAAGTTCGTCATTACAGGATATCAAGTATTAATTGGTATATTACAAGGTGACGCCGACGAATTACCACAAACATATTATGACAGACTTTTAGCATTTTCACCAAATAACGATATACAATACCATAATGCGACGTTAGTTTCAACAACTACAGATAATAAATGCAGTTATGAAACATATCTTCACATAACTAAAAAAATAGATTTAAAAAATTTAAGAAAAAATAAAAAAGAACAATTAAAGGCTATGTTTGAAGCAGAACCTAAAGATATTCAAGAATTGATAAGAAAAGGTCATTTAGTTGAATTATATAAAAAATTAACAAGAAAAGATAAGACATCAATCATTATATCAGAATTCCAAAAAACATACGAAGATAAAGTTTTTAGACCAATTATGATAAAATCCGCTATAGTAACACCATTAACAGACAAACAAATATTAAAATATCAACAAAATAAAACAGTTGTAGCATTATACTCAAACTCTCACGTTGCACCAGCAATAATGCAAATTCCACAAGTTACAACCAAAAAAGAACAATTACAATACACGCTTCACCCTATAAAAAATAAATTACCAGCACAAGAAGAAATACAAAATAAAATAAACGACAATGAAAATCACATATGGGGTTTTGATGCAGAAACTATGAAAGATTCAACTAATAAAGCAACACCATTTAACGTAACATTATACGGTAAAAATTCAAATTATTCAGCATACGGACAAAACGCAGTTAAAGATTTCGTTGATATTTTAGAATCAAAACTTTTGATTAAAATGAATATTAGAAAAACTAAGACTATTGAAGAAGTGCCAATTGAAAAAGTATTCGGATTCAATAACGCTAATTTCGATAATTTATTAATTTATCGTGAAATTTTTGACAGAGATAGATCAGCCGAATTTTTATTTTGTGACTCGTCAATAAAATATATAAAATGGCATAACATACACATATATGATATTCATAATTTTTATGTGGGATCATTGGATGTAGTAGCTAAAAGTTTTAAACTTGATATAATTAAAATGTCATATCCTTATAGATTTGCAAATAATGATAACTTAAATTATGTTGGAAATGTACCAGATTTAAAATATTGGAATAGTCAAAAGGATAAAGAACGTTATATTAAAGATAATGGTGAATCATTTAACATGAAAGAATACACTGAAAAATATTGTATGATTGATAGTCAATTAGTGTATAAAATTGCAGTAGAACACAATAAAAACGCAATAGGAATTATAAATAATAGATATTATGATGTCTCAAATGTATTAACGGGTGCTTCAATGGCTATGAACATATATAGCCAATGCTTTCAAAAAGATAATATAATGGCATCACCACACAATATTCAAATAAAAGAAAAAGAAGCATATAAAGGTGGACATACAGCACCATATAAAAAACATGGCACAAATCTTTACTATTATGATATTAATTCAGCACATCCAGCAAGTATGGCTAATAATTTAATGCCTTTTAAATATTTAAGTACAATTGTTGCAGACATTAAAAATGTTAAATTAGCAGACATAATACCGTATTACTTGTATAAAATAAATGGTAAATATACTGGTTCAAATAAATATAATATCCCTAACTTGATGACTAGAGACACTAAAAAGGCATTAGTTCAAAGTAATAACGTTACTTCCTCGTATCATTGGGGATCTGAGATAATCGAAGCCATAAAGAACGATTTTGAAATAAATGTTGAAGAGATTAACAAATATGAAGGTAAAGATATATTCAGTGAATACGTCAACTATTTTTATAATGAAAGATTAAAAATTAAAAAAACTAATACTTCAATGGCTAACTTTTATAAATTATTATTAAATAGCTTATATGGTAAATTTGGACAAAAAGTTTTTATGCACAAAGAATTATGTCGTAATAGTGAAGATATCGACAAATGCCTTAATGCTAAAAATACTTTTTTGAAAGATTTTATGATTGTTGGCGACAATATAATGATTGGATTTCAAAAATTGAATGATGTAAATGAATCAGTAGGTAATTTAGTGAGATTATCATCTTATATTGCAGCATTGACAAGATGTAAATTAAGTGAAATGATGAGAAGCGTCGGACATGAAAATATTTATTATTGTGATACTGACAGCATTTTTACATCAAAAAAATTAGATGACTCTTTTATTAGTGAAACAGAATTAGGTAAATGGAAATTAGAATATATTGTAAAAGAAGCTTACTTTTTAGCACCAAAGGCCTATAGTTTGACTATTGAAAAAGATGATAAAAAAGAATATGTAAATAAAACAAAAGGATGTAATTTAGAAAGAGGTAAAAAGGACAACAATGAACTTGTAATACAACAAGATTTAATTAATTTATATAATAATAAAATAGATGGTCTTGTAGTCAAAAATGTAATGTTTAAAAGAAGTTTTGATAAAGTTGAAATTATTGATAACCAAACAAGAACTATAAAACCAGTGTACAATAAAAGAGAATGGATAAATAATGATAGTGTTGCATTCGTATAATTATTTTACAGGCTAATATATAGATGCAAAAACTACACGAACTACAATCATATTATATGTCACAAGGAATAATTAATATAATATCAAATATAATATCAAATCCAGTTACTGATTATGGTTCACATAGACATTGTAATTATTGTTTGGAATTATACATAAGACGTCATAATTGTAGTATAAAACAAAAAATAATAAAACTATGTGATGATATAATAACATTCAATGAAACAATATTTTATTTTGAAAAAAGCGATGAATTCATTATAAGCGGTGTTATTCCGTTGATTAAATTATACAATAAGCATTTAACAAATAAAATAAATAAATATATAAATAATATATATTAATTATATGGATGTCGAAATTATTATCTAAATGTATTATATAATGGATACAGACCGAATTTACGCAAAATTACAAGAAATTGTTAACCAAAAAGGTGGTAAAATCTCGAGGGCAGAATTAAAAAAATATATACCGGATCTTATTAATGAATATAAAGAAAAAGACGACCAATCATTGGATTTTGATAAATTAAGAATCTCTGTTATGGATCAAATTGCAGGATTTTTATACGGAACACAATATACAACATTAACGAGCCAAGCAGACAAAATACGAATTATGCAAACGATCCCAGAAGCAACAATAAATAAAGTTATGAATAAACTATCGAAAGCCCGAGAATTAGATATTAATGAACAAGAGAAAGAATATTCCGATAGATTCGAAGCATTAGAAGAACAAGAAAAAACGGAAAAATTAACTAAACGATCACAAGCATTAAAGAGTTTATCAAAAGTTGATGCTGTTAAATTATTAAAAGAACATTCATTGTATCCACCATTGCCAGCACTCCCAGATTCTACAGTTCTAAAGTCTGATGATTTGAAAGCATTAATTGAAGGATTAAAAACCCGTAAAATCGGTTTCGGTATGAAAAAAAAAGCAAAAAAAACTAATAAATCTAAAAAATAAATTATATAATTGTATTATATAGATGGTGAAACATATAAATCGTTTTTTCAATGAACCGGTATGTAATAAATTTTTTAAACAGATTGGGGAACAAAACGAAACTTTAGAAGAATCACAGCAAAGATTACCCAATTATGTTTTGAGATTAGCACGAGAATATAAGGAATTACAATATGAAATAGCAGATGAAACAGATCAATTGTCTGATATAGAATATGCAAAATCAACAATCAAATCTAGCACAAATATATTTCCAGAAATGACAATATTATTTATGAAAGAAAACATAAACAAAGAAGAACAATTAATAAAATCATTAGAGAAATTAAATAAAAGATTACAAGAAATAACTAAAATATTGGATAATTCCGATAATAATAAAGAAATAAAATTAGTACAAGAATCATTCAAAGTGTTAAATGATTCAGCCAAAAATATATTTTCTATAAACTTACAATTAAGTGAAGAACTTGAAAATAACGGCAATATAAACAAAAATATAAAAGAACTTGAAAATAAAATAAATGCATCAGACATAACACTAGAAAACAAAGAACAGTACACAAAGAATTTAAAAAAATATCAAGATGATAGAGAAGCCAGTATTAAAGCAATAAAGACAATAGCGGCAGAAATATACGGATTATCAAATATATATATCAAGAACAAAGATAAAGCAACAAACGTTATTAGATCTATAAAAAAAGACAAAAATAACGCACAAGTACACGCACAACTAAAAGACGAATTAAATAAATATAATAATGACAACAAAGAAATACAAATAATATTTTCGGAGTCACAAAAAATAATTGATAATGAATATTTATTACAGGGACAAGATATTGACGAAGATGAGCCGGAACCTGATACTATAAAAGAAAAACTAGATATGCTTCATAAAAATACAGCACAACGTAAAGACAATAACTCGCAAACGAAAAACGACTTGTTAAAAGTAGGCCAAACTAATAAAATAAATGAAGTAGATATGAACAGTTTAATGGCCGCAACCAATAAAGAGACCCTAAAACAAGGAACGATAAATTTTTATCTTGAGACCCTATCTAATTACGATTTGCTTAAATTATTCGCGATTAGTATGTTTTTATATGATGGTAAAATAGGATTAGTTAAAACGGCGATATCAAGAACTATTACAAAATTAAATAAAGACACGGACCTAAATTTAAAAAAACCGTCGGCGTTAGAAAATGATTATTTTGATTATGATGAAAAAAATCAAAAAAATATATTTGTAAATCTAATCGCAAACAAAATGAATACTGTAAATTTAGATAAAAAAGAACAACAAACAATCGATAGCATTGAAGAGTATTTAAAGACAGAAAAAATACGGTATGAGTATCCAACTAAAAAAGAAAAAAAAGTAGAAGAATTAGAAGAAGAAGAAGAAAAAAAAGTAGTAGAAGAAGAAGAAAAAGAAGGAGATATATCGGCAATTGTCGAAAGTGTATTAGAAGAAAAAGAAGAAACAACAGGGAAAGGAATGAGACGAAGTAAAAAGTTACCTAAAAAAACAACCAAAAAGTTAACAACAAAGCAAGAACAAGAAATAATAAAAAACATTAAAAAAAAATACAAAACAAAAGGCGGGTCGTTTTTCGATGATGCATGGCGGTATGCTAAAAACGCATTTTCGGCGATAACTGAAGGCGTACGGGTTGATTATCCGCCATCAGTTAGAGCTTTTTTGAAAGAACACTATAATGATGAAATAATAAGTTTAACCGTTTATCGTGAACCAATTCAAAAAGTAATTGACACCATCATAAATCTTGTATCTTTAGGAGAATTTAACAGACAAAAACATAATTATAATTATGATGATATGGTTCATGTATTTATGATAGCTAAAACGCGTAATGGTGTAAATATTATAATAGAAAAGAATCAAGTTATTCACATCGAGGAATACAATAGAGACGTATCAAATGTAAAACAAATGTCCGTTCCAATGTCAAACATCTTGACATTAAAGGACCTTTTAGAAACAGCAAGGCGGAACATGGGCGATGAAAATTACTTTTTATATGATGGTGCAATAAACAACTGTCAAACATATTTAACACAGTTATTACAAGGGAGCAGATTATTAAATAGTCAATTACGCGAATTTTTAAATCAACCTACCGACCAAATCGTAGGAAATTTACCCCAAATAACTAAAGGAATTATGAGCGCGACAGTCAAAGCCTCTCAGTTGTATGATGTTATATTGCATGGTAGAGCAATAAGACGACTTCAATATAATGTGTAAATCAACAATTTTATAAATATTTTATATAATCTAATTATATATAATGTATCTTACTACCAAAAATAAACCAGATAGTAAACCTATTGCAATTAATACAGAAACGCGAGAAGTGATAAGAATTGCCGAAAATAATACAGGTGATAAAGAACAACGAGAGGATCCTTTTGATTATCTTGATGAAAATGAAATAAGAAAATTTAAAAAAAAGATGAGTATACTAGAAATAAATTTATTGAAAAATGCTTTTAAATCGAATATTCCACCAACTGACCCATTTTTAAAAAGTATATATGACGTGTTAAAACCAGTTCTAGAAAATAAAGAGCAACGGGAACTTAAAACACATCTAGGCGGATATATGGTTATTCCAAAAAAAGGAAAGAACCAGATTATATATGTAGCAGGCCAAACAGGATCGGGTAAATCAACTTGGATTAGTAAATATCTCGAAGAATACCGAAAAGTATATCAAGAAAGAAAGATCTTTTTATTTAGTGATGTTGATAGTGATTCTGCCCTCGATAAACACGGAGTTCTACGTATAAAACTCAATGAAAAGTTAGTATTAAATCCAATCAAAACACATGAATTATCAAATACATTAGTTATATTCGATGACATAGACAGCATATCAAATAAAGATCTGAAAAACTGTGTGTTATCTTTATATGATAGTATTCTAAAAAAAGGCTCCAGTCATGATTTTATCGATTTAATCGTTACGTCGCATGCTATTGCAGACTACAGAAACACGAGAAATTTACTTATTAATACTCATTATATAGTATGGTTTCGCGGTGGCCTCAATGTGGATTATGTGTTGAGAAAACTCGGGTTGAACAGAGACCAAATTTATAAATTGATGAATATAAATTCTAGTAGGTGGGTAGCATTACACAAGAATTATCCAACCTTTTATGTAAGTGAAAAAGAAATAGGTATTATCTAACTTAATTATATAAATGAACCGTTCTATGGGTAATGATGATATAAAAAGAGTCTGTAAAAATATAAAGGTTATAACATATCCAGAATTAGCGAAATATAAGACAATTGACGAAGCTTTAGCACCTTACGGAGCTATTGTCTTATTATACATGACAGAGGCAACTTATGGTCATTGGGTATTAGTTATGAAACAACCAAATAATACTATTGAGGTGTTCGATTCATACAGCGAAAAACCAGATCACGAATTCAAATATATTGATGAAAAGAAGCGAAAAAACTTTAATTATAAAGGAATTCCTTATTTATCAAAATTGTTGTCAAAATCTAAATATAATATAGAATTTAATCACAAACAGGTACAAAAAGACGGCGATAATATCACGACATGCGGTATGCATGTATGCGCCAGATATTTATTAAAGGGTTTGAATTTAAATGAATACTTGTATGTATTGTCATTATTTCGCGATCCGGATGAATTAGTGACAAGTTTAATAAAATTTTAATATAACCTTATAATATATGAATAACAGTAAAAGTTCAAGGGATGAAAATCACGTTTATTATGATATGTCATTATATAATAATTCGACACAGCCAGTTATAGCCAGCATGTACGAAAATAGATCTGTACCTTTGATTGAAAACCCGAATAATTATCATTTATCATGTGTAAGGTTTTTAATACCTACTAGTTATGTACCTATTTTTAGATGGCCAAAATTACCAAACGGACAACCAAATAATGCATACTATAGTGTAACAATTAGACGGGCAGGTGTCGATTATCAACAATTTTTACAATTTGTACCATATAATAATGTATTGATAGCAGACCCAACATATTTTTTTGTATACAGTTATCAACAATTTTTAGACGCCATAAATGAAGCATTTAGATTAGCCTTTGTTGCAGCAGCAGGAACAGCAACGAGTCACCCGTACATGGTTTTAAATCAAGCTACTGGTTTAATATCTTTATATGCAGAGTTCGCTTATGCAAATGCATTAGGAGAATACGAAATATACATGAATAATGATTTATATCACTTCTTTGATAACTTTAAGGTAACTAGAAACGGGTTTAGTCCGTCAATTACTAACGGTAAAAATGTAATGTTGTGGATTCAAAATAATGGAAATAATACCGTGGCCGGATTAACATTGGCGATAGATTCATACGCAATGCAACAAGAATATGACTCATTATTTTTATTTAATGAAGCCAGAAGAATAATATTAGTATCTAACTCGATACCAGTACAAAGTGAAGCTGTCAACGTACAAAATAGTAGCAACTTAACGAGTGGAAACAGTTATAATAAGTTTATTACTGATTTTGAATTTAATATTCAAAGTGGTTTATCAAATAACACATTAAGATCATATGTTCAATATAGTACGATCGGGGAGTACAGATTATTAAATATGCAGTCAAATACTCCACTTTATACATTCGATGTTCAAATAGCTATCGAATTTGCAGATCAAACCGTTATCCCACTGTATATTTTACCAAATGAATTTATTTCAGTAAAATTAATGTTTAGATCAAAGAAATTTAAATCGGGATTATAGAAATAATATAAATTAATATAAATTAATATATAAACTAAATATATATAAGAATGTCCCTAAACATGTTCCCAGTTAAAACCGTGTCATCGGTATGTAAGTTAGTTGATATGCAACAATTAGATAAAAGACAATATAGCATCGAAGATTGCGGAGAACAAATTTCATACCAAAGATATTTATCATCTAATGTAAGTAATTCAAGTATCCAATTGACATGCTTACCACCTTCTGATAGTACTTTAATTGATCCTAAAATCTTTGCAAATGTCGAATATCTCATTGATTTTGTCGGCTCAGGTACCGGTCCATTATTAGGTATCGGTACTACAGACGCACCAGGAGAACACCCTTTTAGTAACTCATGTACTGTAGCTAGTGCGACAATTAATGGTGGTACGATCTCGACAAATCTTCAACAGTGGTTCCCAGCCCTTTCAAGATTTTGTGTAGATTATCATCAACAAGATAGGGAATTATCAACTACCGCTTCTATGTTAGACAATTGCCAACAATACGCGGACGTGTTCGGAACTAATAAGAACCCTCTTGGTGCCTATGGTGATAATACACAACAAATTCCACGTGGGGCATTTGCCGGAATTGAAGTTGTAAGTAACACAAACACAACTGCACAGGTCCGTTTGAAGGTTTCCGAACCAATCATGATACCAGGCCTTTACTATAATAAATACGCATTAGCTAACGTTAGAAATCTCAATTTCTTGTTCACATTCGGAAATCTAATCAATAGTATATGGTCGCACGATGCTGTTAATGGTAACCTCATTACATCTGCAGTCGCTAATATTTCGTCATTTTCCTTAGATTTTAGATTTATCACACAAAAAGTATTAAATAAACTTCCTCGTAGTTTAGTATACAATTATCATGAACTTGTACCAACAAATACAAATTTCAATTCAGTTGTGGCAGCCGGTGCTACGTTTAGTATCTCGATGAATGCGATCAACAATATGGCAATACCTCGTGGATATTACGTATATATATGCAAGGATCCAGCATTGAGAACATATAATGAAGCTCGTTCATTTTTTAGAATTAATAACATAACTTTGAACTTCATGAATAGAGTCGGAGTTTTATCTTCTTGTTCTATCGATAATACATATAGATATTGTGTAGAAAATGGATATCAATATAATTTTAATACATGGTCTAAGGAATCCGGATCAGTTATTTTTATTGATGTTAATCGTCAAATTGGTTTAAGTTCACTTCTTGCATGTGGATTACTCCAACCTTCACAAATCAGTATGACAGTAAACGCAACAAATATTAATTCTGTTGGTATTCAACCTATTTTATTTGTTCAAACCGTATATGAAGGATGTATGAATATTGGCGCAGATGGTTCATTCTCTAAATCCAATGCTGTATTGTCAAACCAAGATGTATTACAATCTCAATTAGCGGATGCACCAAAAGTATCAGCAAAAGACGAACCAAGTAATTATTATGGAGGTTCTTTATTATCAGATGTTATTGAAACTGGTAAAAATGTTGTAAATCTTGTTGATTCCGCTTCAAGAGTTCTCAAAAATATTCCTGGAATGGGAATGTCTGTTGGTGGATCATTAGTTGGAGGTCGTCGAAGAAAAAAAGGAGGTCAAATGATAGATCGTGAAGAAATCGCCGATCATATGTATGAATATGAAAATTAAATTAACTTTTAAAATAATATCTAATATAAGAATATATAAACAATGTCAATTAGAAATTATGTGGTCGATCCTGAAATTACCGGAAATAACAGATTACCTTTATTTTGTAAATCAATTAATAATGAATCATCAATGGATCAAATTATCAATTTGCCAGCTACTATATTCACTATTCCGCTTGCTACTGCTATACCTGAATTTTTAGTAAGTGGAATCTTAATTCCGGCAAAATCAAAAATACCGACTAGTGTCACATTTTACTATAGAGGAACGGGAGGCGGTAGTACGGATGCTTATGTAAAGGTTCGTTCTAGTAACAATACTACCATATACTATCAAAGCCCAATGCCAACAAGCGATAGTACTCCTATTGTTATGACAAAAATAAATGATTTACCATTAACACAAAATGAACTCGTATTAGATTTGTTTTGTAATAGCGCCGGCGCCGGTTCAATGTTTTCGGTGGCACTCGTAATAAATTATGATTAAAAAATTAAAATATATTTGTATTATATAATGAGTATAAAACAAATTGTTGATTATGTCCTGGGCACACGGCCATATAATGTTACGTGTCAAGATTTAACCGTATTTGGTATAACAACTGGTATAACTGGCACTTTTGGCGCAACTGGTGCTACTGGACCTATTGGTGCTAATGGTGCTACTGGTGCTACTGGACCTATTGGACCAACTGGACCTAATGATTTTAATCAACCGTTAGTAGATGCTGTATTTTTGAGTGTTGATACACCCACATTAAAACTTTCTAGCGGTTTATTTGATTCTACTATTAATTTAATTTCACCGCTCGCCGGCAATCAAGCATTAACACTACCTATAACATCTGGGCAAATCGCTTTATTATCGGATATAACAGAACAGGCAACACGTCAAATTTCAACTGGTGTTTATTCAGGCGGACAAATAACAGTTAATTTGGATGACACTAAATTCGATATATCAGCAGGCACAGGTTGTTTTGTTGATATAAACGGCAATGTTACAAACGTTTCATGGTCTGCATACACAGCACAAACAGTGGTATTATCGGGTATTATTACATATATTGGTCTAGATATTAATTTAGCGATAGTTTCACAGCCTACAAAATGGACGCCAACACAACACAGGACAATATTACAATTAGGTATACTGGTACATACAAATGGAGTAAATATAAACACAACAAATCAAGAACAACAAACAATGTTACAAACAGGTAATCAATTACATGATTTTATGGATTTTGTAGGCTCATTCAATATTTCAGGTAACACAACATCAACATCAATAACACTACCAGCAAGTTTAAAATTTTCACTTTCGTCAGGTTTTCTTTGTGTTTATGGTGCTAATTTTATAAATGACCCATTAAATCCACATAAAATTGCATTAGGAGCAATAGATACAAACATAGGAGCACCAACTAACGTTTATCAATATCGTATGAGAAATGGCACGTCTTCTTCTCTTTTATTGACTAATATAATACCAAATATTTTAGATAATGGCACAAACTACCCAGCAACAACTTATACAAACGGCCAATATGGAATATCACGTATTTATCGATTTACATCAGGTGTAATTAAACTACAACCAGCACAATTTGCTTATAATTCTATGGATCTTGCATGGGCCGGATTAGCGACTGAAAATTTTATTGTTGAACAATCAATCGTCGACAATGGTATACTAATTGGCTATTTGAATGTTCGCGGAGGAACAACACTATTAAACAACACTACAGACGCACAATTTAGACAAGTTGTTAAATTTTCATCAGGAACTGTTGGCAGTGCTCTAAATCCCTTTGATCAGTCTCTCAATACCACTGATCCTGTGAAATTTCTGAGTGTAGAAACTGTATCAATAAAAGCTACTCCGGCTACATCGATAACAGTTCCGGCATTAAACGGTACGATGTGCCTTACATCGCAATTGCCAGTGAATCCAGTCACCAGCACAGCGGCAATTGTCACAAATAACCTAGTTTTTGGGTCAGCGAATAATCGTATGGTAAAAGATTCTACATATACGCTAAATCAATCGTTACTAACCACATCAAATCCCACATTTGCTAGTACTAATGTCACAACAGACTATAAATTCAATGCTACACCAGTTATCTTAAATAATCCATATGGTGGCGGTGTTGCAACACAAACAAATGTAGTGTATAATAGCAGTAATCAATTTACCGCATTTGTAGAAGATTTATTCATAGATAACACATTCAATAATGCGAACTACCCCGGCCTTGCTTTTAGTGTTCCATCTTATAGTTTCAGTCGATTAACACCGCAAAATCCTTTAACAGATAATCGTACATGGACTTTGCCCGATGCCGATGGTACATTAGCTATTACATCAAACATACCAAGTAATATTGTAACAGCACCTTTAACTGTTGCTACAAATAATATCGTATTCGGTAATGCAAACGATAGAACAGTGAAAGATAGTACATATAGTCTTAACCAATCACTCAGCACCACTAATAATGTATTATTCAACTCAGTAAATTCTACAACAGACTACAGAATAAATAATGAAGTTACGATATCACAACCAGCCACTACAGAAATAAAAATCGGAGACAATGCAACAACATATGTAAGCATGACACCAACCACATCAGATAAAGGATTTAATGTTGAAGCAAGCGCAACCGGACGATTTATGATTATGACCTCGTCAGCTACATATGATAGATGTATAGGGTTTTCTCCATCATATAATTTAACAGCAAGAGCAATGTTAGGTGTATTTGATAATGCAATAACAGCATGGAAAGATTTATATGTACAAGACGGTGGAAATACTAAATTTGGTAATGCATTAAATGCGCCTACTGAAAGAGTTGATATTGATGGCAATATAGATATAACTGGTGTGTATAAAATAGGAACTGTTCAAAAACTATCTGCCACATATCTTGGAAACTACTATTATGTACAAACTAGAGTGGGTATGATCGCTCAGAACGACGCGATCCCAATTCAAATGTATGGTGGTCAACCTATAGTAGTTGTTAATCCTGGTGTAACTGAGATAGTTTATGGTAGTATGGCATATGAAGGAAGTAATGCAATTAATTTAAATACTACTGCTAACTTTGGAACATGTCGAATATTTTCTACGCATACTGGGACATTGGATATGTACGCTCGATTATATGATGAAACAAACGCTGTAGCATTATCCTCTTCATTCTCTATGAGTTCGACGTTAGCAACACCAACAATATTAACAGTATTGACTGCACCTCTCAACGCATCTTTAGTTACTGTAAGATGTTATAGCGCATCAGGAACAGGTACATTTACACTATACGCGATTACATTAGCGTTGTAAAAATAATAATTTCTAAATGTATAATATAATGGATACAAACACTATATTATTAATAATAAATTTGGTGATATCGTTCTTAACACCAATAATTATGGCTATTATTCAAATAGCTAAACGTGTTAAAAAAAGTAAATGTATGGGCAGTGAAAGTATATTATCACCGGATAATTCATTACATCTAGAAAAACGAGATGAATCAACAAAAGAGGCAAATATAAAAGATATAGAAGAGATTATAAAACGATTATCTACAAATCAAGACAGAAATAAAAATATCAGTCTATAATATATAATGTCGATGACCTTGAAAATTGTTCTAGCTATAAACGAATCACGCGAATTATTGCTAAGATATGCGCGTAAACATATGAATTCCGAACTAATTTTATTTATTATTGATCTTGAGAAATTCAAAAAACATAATACAACAGAAAGATTTATGGCTCTCATTCAAGACTTTATCATGAAAGATAGTATTTATGAGCTCAATATATCACATGAAATGAAGAATAGAATACACATAGAAGCTAACAAAGATGAATTTTATGAAATCGAAGCACATGTTCGGTTATTGATCAATCAACACTTGTTAATAGATGATTTTTGTTCATTTGTTGAATCTGAATACGCAAGAGATGAGAAAGAAGCACGAGATAAACCTAAAACATTTAACTTTTTACGTCGACCATCATTAAAGAATGTTTAGGGCTCAAAATGTTTTAATAAATCGCTATTTGGAATTTTACTAAATAGATACATTTTGAAATTATCCGTAAACGTTCGACCTATCATAAGACGCATACTATTTATAAATTCGGTTCTCTGTCCATGTTCGATCTTGTTCATCCAATTAATAAAAAAATTATAGTGGTTGTTGATATTTATCACATCATGATTTGTAGCAGATGATAACATATATGATAGTATTGAGTTCATTTATAATATAAGTATATATTTTAATATCAACCTATAGATAATATTATTGATTCAACTTCACCAGAACGAACCGTTTTCTTTATAGGTGGTTGTATGTTGTTGTGTATTTGTCTATATATATTTTGATATATTTGTTTGCGTTGCTTGACTGTGTAGTTATAAATTGATAATCCGAATTGTTTTTTTATGATATTAGATACTGATACATTATTCATTAAATATTATATACTTCAATACTATATAATATGAAATTAACTTTAAATGAAGCTAAAGAAATGATAAAAATGCATGATGCAAAAGGCATCACTCCTAAAAAATTACAAGAAGGATTTCTTGTTGAATTAGAACACAACAAAGGTAAATTTAATGTAACGAAAAACAACAAACATATAATATCTATGATTGCATTAGCTCATTTGACGGAACATAAAGATTATTATAAAATATTAAAGAAAGCTGGGTTATAAAATATTTATATGTGTTAATATTATACATGATTTGGAAAAGAGACGGATATATAATTAAAGCGACTTATTGGAGCAACAAGTATTTATGGTGATGACTATTGTAGAACTAATAAACCATCTTGAATATAATAAACACCATTTATAATTTTGCGATTAATCATATCATACTCATAAATATTTGGTACCTCATACCATTCAGGATATTTATAATTTTTTTGTGTCGATGTTTTAAATGTTTTAATATATGATTTATCGTAATTAATATATTTTATTTTTATATTTGGCACAAAATTATGTAAAAAGTCAAACTCTATTAAACTATCAAAATCTTTATCATTGTCTACATCTAATGTTGTATATGTAATTGTCGGTTCTCCGTTTATATTCTTTAATACTAACTTTGGTTCAAAATTAATATTATACATAGTTTGATTATGCCTTACTCGAGTGTCAAACTGTCTTATGTAGTGTTGTAAGGATCCTGCATAGTTCCTTGGCGTATAATAATACGTACCATACTTTATATTATGCCCTCTCATAAGTGGTATCATTTT